CTTTATATAGGACGAAACAGATTCGGTAATCAGCCAATTGAAGCAGATGTAGCTGAAGTTATTATATATCATCAGGATTTACTTTTTTCTGAGATGATGGAGGTTGAAAATTACTTATCCAATAAGTGGGGGATTACAATTTAAATGTATTCTCACCATCATCATGGATCTTCAGAAGATGACAGCTTTTCACCGACAGATTTTTCTAATTTAGAATTGTGGTTAGATGCAGCCGATGGCGATACAATTACAGAATCAGGCGGTGCGCTTAGTCAGTGGGATGATAAAAGCGGAAATGTACGTCATGCAACACAAGGAACGGGCGCTTTACAGCCGATCTATACGACAGGTCTTTTAAATGGGCTGCCAGGTATTGTTTTTGATGACTCTGATGATTTTATGGCTCTTGCGAGTCAACCTATTATAGGAACAACAGCGAGAACATTATTTTTTGTAGCACGATCGGACACTCAAAGTGCTCTAAGTCCGTTTATGGCATTAACAGATGACTTGACGGGATCGGGTGGGGCTTATGACATTTCTGCTGAAATTGCTGTAAGGGTAGATGGTGGTAATGCAATTTATGCTAATGATGATATGTCATCAGCTTCTATTCTTACACTGTTAAATGAGGCTTCCGAGGATGTTGAGGAAACTGTTGCTTATTTAAACGGGGCATTACTAATACAGAGTAGTGCGAATGCCATTGCAATTGATACGAATACAGGAAATGCTCTTCTAGGCATTACTAGTTCTACTAATAATACACTAGATGGCGCTCTTCATGAAATTATTATTTATAGCAAGCTTCTCTCAGAAATAGAGCGTGTTACGGTTCACAATTATTTATCAAGTAGGTGGGGGATTACATTGACATGAGTTTTATAGCTTGGACTAATGAAACTGATTGGATACTTGCCCAGGATGGATAATGAATATAAATATGCAGTTGTTGATTTAAATGACAATATTACAATAATTAGCACCAAGCCCGCACTTGTAAAAGGCATCTATGTTAATATTGTATTGTCTGCGCATACCGTTAATATTGAAGATGACACGGACCCTGTAATAACGTTAGAGGCCAATCTTGCAGCTGGCACTTTGCGTGAGTTCCCGCCTATCCGATTTGAAACATCATTAGTTGTTGACCCAGATGACTCCAGTACCGGTAATATAACTGTTTTTTATAGCGACTTAAGAGCTTAGGAGGAACTATGGAGAAAGTATTTAAATCAACAACTGAAATAGAAACGCCTTGCGTTGCTGTTGTTCACTTCAAAAATGATGAGGTCGTTGAGTTGGCAGGGAGGCGACTGATATACTATCAAGTCACGATTGATCCAATCAATGACCAACAGTTATCGCCATCAGGTGATTTAATTCGTTTCGGCGATGTTCAAGGCGATGAGATAACCGGCTGGCAATTATGTGCGAATATTGTCATTGATGAGATTCTGTTTGAATATCAACTTCAGGACAGGATGGAATCAGATACTGATTTTAGTCACAGATGTATTGTTGATGATAAAGATGAAAGTTCCGAGAAAAGACGGCTTACAGCTACGTATTCAATTCCTTACCTTTTTAACACTGTTAAGGTAAAAGCAGCATGAACAATAAAAATATAGTGACGCCGAAAGACAGTGACATTCTTGAAATATTGTTAGAGCGTGTCGGGTCGTTAGAGCACATCATAGAAATGATGATTGATAGCGTTGAGATGCAAAATAAAGAGATTGGTGCACTACAAGGAAGAATTTTCAGTCTTGAATTGGCTAATAAAAAGCCTGAGAATAGAATTATGGTAGCCCACTAATGAAAGACAAAGAAATAAAAAATATGGGACTGGTCCTTATAGACAAACAAGAGTTATTTGCGGCTACAGAATTATATGTTTATGTCTATAAATTACCAAGTGGTGAAGAGGTTGTTATATTTGATGACTGTACCGAGGAAAGTCCTGTTATTTATATGTGGTGTCTTGAGCTAGCGCAAGAATGGTTAGCCGCTAGGAAAAAATAATGGAAGAAATAGGCTCGATAGAAGAGAAGTCGGATATTGAGAAAGGCCAGGACGGGGTAGTTAGACGTTGGCTACTTGAAATTAAGGCGGCTGATAAATCCGAAGATCAATGGCGTAAAAGTGCTGCCGAGGCACTAAAGATATATTCCAGCGAAGATTACAACAATGATGACTTTGCTAAACGTAAAGAGACGTTTAATATCCTCTGGGCTAATACCGAAACAGTACGACCAGTACTTTATAACTCGACACCAAGACCCGATATTCGACGCCGTTATCGTGACAAAGATCCATTAGGTAAAGCGGTTTCCGAAGTCTGCGAACGCGCTGTAAGCTATACGTTAGATGCTCAAGACTTTGACGTTACTATGATTGCTGCGGTGAATACCATGTTATTACCTGGGCGATCAATTACCCGTGTCCGTTATGTGCCCTCCTTTAATGATGTTGAAGGGCAAAAAGATAGTGACGAGCCGGAAGAGGAGCTAGCCTTTGAAGAGGTTGTTTTCCAGGATATTCAATGGGATGATTTTCGTAGAGGCCCGGGGAAAACCTGGGAGCAAGTGCCCTGGATTGGGTTTAAGCACTTATTGACTAAGGACGAGGTTAATGAGCGGTTTCCTGATTTTTCCAGCAAGATTAAATACGATACGATGGTCACGGATTACGACGAGAATGATTATGAGCGTGACCGCGACAAGGATATATTTAAACGCGCTCTGATTTGGGAAATATGGGATAAGGATGAGAAAGAAGTTATTTTCTTTTCGCCTTCTTATAAGGATAAGGTGCTTTTGACAGAACCCGATCCCCTCAGTCTAAGAGACTTTTGGCCTATTCCAAGACCACTGTATGCGATAGAGAACGTGGGAACATTGGTTCCTATGACCAAGTTTTCAATGTATGAGACTTTGGCTAAAGAACTGGAGTCTGTTACAAACAGAATACGAAAGATATTAAACGGATTGAGATTAAGAGGGATCTATGATTCTCGTCTAGGCGAGATAGAAAAATTATTTGATTCTTTTGATAACTCCTTTATTCCTGCTGAAAATATAGCTGGATTATTAGAGGCTGTTGGTAGCGATCTAAGTAAGGCCATTTGGACACTACCCATTCAGATGTATTCAGATGTTCTTATTCAACTCTACGAATATCGACAAGGCTTAATTCGACAGATTTATGAAATAACTGGTATATCTGACGTTATTCGGGGCGATACGAATCCTAATGAAACATTAGGTGCTCAGCAATTAAAAGCCGATTATGGATCACAGAGAATGCAGCGCGAACAACGGGAGGTACAACGTTATGCGCGTGACTTAATTCGGATGACAGTAGAGTTAATTTCCGAGAAGTTCGATGTTGATACGCTTCGCTTGATGACCGGATTGTCGTTTCCAACGAATGAAGAGAAACAGAAGGCTCAGGCGCAAATCCAAATGCAGCAACAACAGGCTCAGCAGCAGCATCAACAAGCGTCTATGCTGGCGCAGCAACAAGGACAGCAAGTCCCGCCTTTCCAGCCTCAACCACCTGATGAAAAGATAGTCAAGATGCTGCAATCCCCTTCCTGGGAAGATATACAGGAAGTTATGTCCAACGATATGATGCGGGATTATCGGATTGATATCGAGACGGACTCAACAATCCAGTCTCAGCAACAGCAAGACCAAAAAAATATTACTGAGTTACTAAAAGGCATTACTGATTTTATCGCAGGCGTTGCTGAACCTATTGCAGCAGGTTTCTTAACCATAGAAGCCGCTAAAGCAATGTTATTATCCGCTGTTAGGCGGTTTAAGTTAGGGCGTGAGGTTGAGGACGCGATTGAGGACATAGAGGCACCTAAGAACCAGAATCAGGGTGTACCACAAGAACAGGTTCAACAACAGATGCAACAGGTTCAACAACAGGCCAAGGAACAAGTCCAGAAGTCAGAGCAGGAATTTAAACAACACGCTCAAGAGTATAAGCAACGCTGTACACAGCAGGCGGGAGATGCCCAAGCTAAAGCAAAAGAATTTGAGCAGCGCTGCAAGGCCATGCTAGACGAAGGGCTCAAGAAAGCACAGATGGAAGTCGCTACTGAAAAAGCCCGTAATAAATTAGCAGAAGAGGCTTTAAATCTTGACCAAGAACGTCAGTTATTTGAGATTGAAAAGAAGTTGCATATTGATGCGATGCACAATGACAACACTAAACATGCCAATGAATTGAATGCGGCGGTTACTGTTTATCAGGCCGATAAGAATAGTGAGCAGGCGGAGAAAACAAATAAAGAGGCTAATGAGCACGAGGCCAAAGATGTTGAAAATAAGTCTGGTGATTCAGTTGTTAAGATTGACGGATTAGACAATGTGTTGAGTATGCTGGGTAATTTGTTTAAGTCAAAAGAAGTGTCCATGCAAAACATCGTTAAAGAATTAAACAAGCCCCGCACGGTGACGCGTGATGATGATGGGGATATTACGGGTATTAAATAATGGTTGACGTCACTACGAGTTTCGTTGACAGGGAGATAGAGCGTCCCGGGACGGCAATTAAGACATTTAAGGACGCCAGTGGAAACCATATCCAGGCAATGGGTTTGACAGCAGATGATGGTAGTTTTGTCCCGAGTGGTGGCACTGTTTCGCCGGGAAACTCTACAACAGCAGCGCTTGGTGCGGATGCTATTTTTACAGGAGCAGCCGAAGATATAACCCATTATTCTTCTATTTCGCTTACTTATGCGGCGGATGTCGCAGCAGCGGCTAGTGGCCTGTCGATGGAATTCTCTCCTGACGGGACTAATTGGGATAGAAAGCTGATTGGTAGTTTAGCGGCTGAGACAAAACAGACCCACGGACTGAAGGTTATTAATAATTTCTTCAGGGTAGTTTATACAAATGGAAGCGTAGCTCAGACTGCGTTTAGATTACAAGTTATATGCCATAGTAGCGCACAACCATTTTTGGTTAACCGTGCCGGGCAACCACAAGGCACGATTGATTGTTCTTTAGTCCGGCAAACGTCAGACATCCATTTAGATTTTGCGCGTAAGCATATTCCTGGCGGCAGGTCATTTTTCTTTTTTGGGCATAATGATTCGGTTGGAACGGTTTATGAAGACATCCATCCTGAGAGTGGTGATATAAATTGGTTATCTGTCGCCACCAAAGTTGAGGTATTAAGTACTGATGCAGCTGATACTCTGGCTGGTTTAGGGCTTAGGCAAGTTGAGATTCACGGGTTATCTGCAACTGGGGCAGATCAGGTCGAGATTATTGATATGAACGGCACAACGGCAGTTGAGTCTAGCTTAACCTATATGCGTATTAATAAGATACACAGTGAAAGCGTAGGAACCTATGGTGGCAGTCATCAAGGGGATATAATCTGTAGAGTGACAGGCGGTGGTTCAACTATTACCTTCATGATGGGCGAGGAAGGGAGCGTTGATACTAGTGTACAGTATGGGTTAGGCGAAGCACCTAATGGTTATTGGTCAGTTCCTTTAGGGAAAGTTTTGTATATTAGACATCTTTCAGTAAACGTACAATCCAGTGGCAATAATACAGCGGATGTAATTTTGTATGAGAGAGAGGGTATTTTAGATAGTTCACCACCCTATGGTCCAAGGAGAGTTATTTGGAATCGCTTTGATATCCAAGGAAGTCACCCTGAGCCTTTTACGAGCAATGTTAAGATAAAACAGTTAACAGATTTATGGTTTAGAGCAAAAGCATCGAATGGCACGGTTAGGATTGACGTGAAGTTACATTTTCATTTATTAGACCAGGATGCAGACGGCGCATGAGTTTGCTTTTATTATTCGATGGCAAAAAATCCAAAGGCGGCGATGATGCGCCACCAAAGAAAGAACGCGAATATCTAACTCGTGGTGAACTCTACGAATTAGAAAAACAAGACGAACAACGTCGTCTTTTAGCACTTGAAGAAACAAGACTTAAACGACTATATGTAGATGAACAGTTAAAACTTGAATTACTGGAATCAGAACAACGATTAGCTGAAGCAATTAGAGCAAATGATGAAGCGTTAGTACTATTAATTGAAGATGACATAAGGCGGAGGATAATCACATTATGGCTGGCATAGGTGGTGCACCCGGCGGCGTAACTTCCGCGAATAGAAATAAAGTAAATTATGTCCCTGGTAAAAAGGGCAGGAAAAAGATGGCTAGGCCGAAAAAGAGAAAGAAATGAAACGAACCTATAAATACATGAATGATGAGTTAACCGAGGTGTTTCGACAAACTCCCGGCCCTCGCATCTGGATTAGAGGCGATATGGAGCCTTATCTGTCTCCGATTGATAACCGACTCATTAGCTCAAGAAAAGACCATCGCGAGGACTTACTGCGGAATAATTGTCGTCCTTGGGAAGGCCAAAGACAAGAAGTTCAAGAGGCATCACGACAACGCGATTACGATGATAACGCTTTTGATAAAAGTGTCGGTGAAGGTATTGAGAAAACGTATCATGATTTAAAGAACCATAATATTGAACCAGAAAAAGACAGTGTTATTCCTTTTACTTTTGGTATGGATTAAAAATATGAGCAACCCACCGCACGAGAT